TCGTCACCGTTCCTACACTTGCTGTCATTGACACAGTGTCAGGATTAACTCCTAAAATACCTTTGCCAACGCCAGAGTAAACTGTGAATAAATTATTGTCATTACCATCAGAGCTTGGATCAGGACGAGGATCTCTCAAAGCTTGAGGATCAACAGGAACAGGAACTGGATCAAGCTGTGCTTCTTTTTTACTCCACTGATCTGGACCCACAAGCAAACCGTTCCAAGTTTTTTTCATATCTCTTAATCGATAACGAAAACCTGTAATGTCGCAAATACCGTAAGCTCTTTTGTCTGATGCAAATGCCATTATGGAGTGTTATAACCTCTCAAGCTTGGTGCAATATTAAACGATGCTCTTTCTTCATCTTGTGAAAGCGCTCTATTAAATTCTTCCTCATAAACTTGTTTTAGAAGCGGAACTCTGTCTGGCGCTTTTTTCATAGCAATGTAATATGCCAAGCCAGCCGTCAAGCAGGGATAAAACCTAAATGGTACTTCTGCTGTGTTTGTTGCATTCCCAGCATCTTCTATTCTAGATAATGCATTTGCAATCACAGTATACTGATCGGATTTATCTGGTGCTGGCCAAACCGTTATAGTAGGGGAAATAGATTTCTCAAACAGAAATTGATTCGGCTTGCCAGTTGTAGATTTTGTTGCGAGATTAGAGTATTCAGATCTAGACAATCTGTTAAGTGGGTAATCTGTGCTTACGCCCCCAATTGTCTCTCGAATAAAACAATCAAGAACTTCAATGGTAGCCGTAGAGTTTACCGAGTCAACATTGTATGTAAGGGTGTTAGCCACCATCGGAATGCTTTTGCTTTCGACCGTCCATTGATTCAAACCACGGTTAGCCCACTCAGCAAACATTAAGTTAAGCGACCTGTTGGCCGTCTTAAGATCATAGCCTGTACGAGCTTCTAATCCGCAACGCTCAAATGCTTCCTCTATGTAGTCGGCAATATCTAGCTCGAATGCCTTTGTTCCGCTTGTGGTCATTTATCACCTTACCGTCGTCCGAATAGACCACTGTTTTTATTTACTACGCCACCCCTAGCATATCCTTTAGCCTTCATAGCTCCGCCGCGCTTCATGCCCTTTGCTTTGACTGCTCCACCTTTCTTATAACCTTTTGCTTTCATGGCACCGCCTTTCTTCATGCCCTTAGCCATCATTTTCTTTCTCATCGCTTGCCTCCGCGTATAAGTTATTAAACACTCGTTGCGTGTCCCAGACGTAAGAAACATCGTCCTTTGAGTGGTAGATGTTTTGGTTTGGCCTAAAGTCTGGCGCACCTTCACCTGTCTCAAACCATGCTGGGTGAGTTACCCTAACACGGTTGTTCGGCAACGCTACTATGTTGCCCTTGTACTCTCCATCCAACAGCTCCAAAACGTGAGACTGTTTATGCTGGGCTGGATCGTCCGCTATCTCACTGCCAGTATAGTCAACAGTAAAATAGTATCTAGCTGGGTAAAACTCACCATCAACCTTGGCCATCCAAGGAGAAGGAGTTGCCCTGTTAATCACATGAACCGTATGCTCGTGGCTCATACAGTCCCACGGCTGTGTTACATGAGTTGGCAACGGCTCTGGCCACTTCTCCAAAGGAGTGTCAGCAACCAAAGCAGTGATGGGCATTCTTGCCCACATTGCACCGCCATGCACATTCGGCTCATCTGTGTCATCGCTTTCGCATCCAGTAAATATGACTTGAAAGCTTAAACACCTGTTCGGCATTGAGGTAACTTGTACTACCATGCAATGCAGAAAATCACCTTCGTAATCCCCGACTGGGTTAGTGTATTCACGCCTAACCCAAGCCTTGAAGTACGGCACGTTACTTTGTAAAAATGCCATAATCCCCCCCTTTAAGTTTTATCTACAGACGCCCGTATTCCTGATTCATACCGCCACCGCCACCAAAGCGGCCACCGCCAAACATACCCATCATCCTTCTGCGGGGCGCTCTTCGTAAGCCTCTAGGCTCAGGTCTTCGTCTGCGAATTCCACGGAAGCCCATTGAGTTTCGCATATCCTCAATAGAGCCAGCCCTTCGCCTTGGGCCACTCTGCGCTTGCTGAATTTCCTCTGGTGAGGGTGAGTTCCTGAACGCTGTCGCTGGATTGAACATGAGCCCACCCATGGTGTGAGCGCTACCGCCAGCTCTTCGCCCATTCATTTCCATTTCCTGCCTTTCAAAATCGCTCATCGCTTGTTGCGGCACTGCCATCTTTGGTATCTGAGGCATAAATCTCATTCTGTCATTATGTTTTGACGGAATCTGTGGCTGTCCGCCCATACCGCCACCGCTCATACCCTGCATATACTTAAATTGCTCGGATATGGGCAAACCAGCAAACTGCGCTTGCTGTCGAGGATCAATGTTTTGAGCCATAAAGTCTTGAAGACCTTGTGGAGCTTGTTGACCCGCAGGTTCGGCTACAGAAATGTCCATGGGTGGTTTCCCAAGCATATTAGCAATGTCCCCACCGCTTGCTGGCGTTCCATGGCCTAGTCTTTCGGCATGGGCCCGCATTTTATTGCCCAACCTTAACTTTTCTTGGGCGCTCATGTCAGCACTGTACTTAATCGGATCATCATAGGGGTCGCCTTGGAAGCCACCCTGATTCATGCCCTGTTGCATTTGAGTAGCCGCCATCTGTGGGCCCATGAACTGAGACTGAGCCGCCATAGCCGCAGATTGCGCTTGGCTAGGCGTGACTGCTGGCTGGTTCATGCCCTGTTGCATTTGCGTTGCCGCTTGTTGCATTTGAGGAGTAACCTGTGGACCCATGAACTGAGACTGAGCCGCTAATCCTGCCGCTTGAGCCGTTTGGTTCTTTTGATCCATGTTATTTAGTCTGTTCCTTAAAGCCTCGGCAATAGGTCCACCGCGTTTCCCGCGTAAACTACCTATACCACCGCGTCTTCCAAATTTTTTAAATCTGCTTTTAATTTTTTTAAAGAAGCCGCCACGTTTTTTAAAGCCGCGCTTTCGGCCTTTGGCCAGCTTGCCTCCTAAGCTACTCAGCCCAGATCTTCTTCCAGCGCTCTTAAAAAAACGGCCCCTGCGACGAGACGCTTTCTTAATCTTTCGACCTCTTTTTTTAACGCTTTTTGCTATTTTTTTTAAAAATCCCATGATTAATTACCCGTATGATTTAATCATCGTTAGTATGACAGTGTACTCAACACCAGCCGCCTCGGTCTGAAAAGCTATATCACCAGTGGGCGTGGTTGCATTATTTGGCAACCCGCCGTAGCTGGAAAAATCTAACTGGTCAGAATAGTCAGGTGGAAGTGTTAAGGCGCGTGCGGCTGTGCCGCCGTTGTAGATAATCGCAACAGTGCCGTCACTCGTTAAAAAATCTACTTTGGTTATTTTGGCGCCTGTGCAGGCCGCGCCGCTCGCGTTACCCGTGAGTGTGCTTACGTCAACTTTTATGACTGCGGCAGAGCTTTCGTCTGTCGCGCCATCATTAGTGAACCGCATAATTGCAGTTCGATCACCATCTTGAATGGTGGTAGGTGTTACGGCCATGATTCACCTCCAATTATGCAGTCGGTGAATCAGAAGATATACCGAAGAATTTTAACGCAATTGTTGCGCCAGTACCGCCAGCCGCACCATCTATAGCAACCTCAACTTCGTCGCCAACTAATCCGCTTGCGCCTGTTGTGTATCCAGACATTCCTAGCACGCCGTTACAGCCGTGAAAGCCTTTAAAGCCTGTGCTGTTTAAAGCTGATGCTATGCCGTCAACAAAACCATCAGGGTCAGCGTCAGTGCCGATATCGACAAGGTTTACATTATTTGTGGCGGCGGCTGTTACTGTGATGGCCACGCCCATAGGAATGAAGTTAACAGGAATCAGCTCTGTTGATTTGAAGCCTGTTGTGCCTGACGCCGCAATAGTGATCGTTACCGCAAAAGTTTGCAGTGTAAAGTCGCTTGTCACTGCGCCAGTCGTTGAATTTTTTACAATGCTTTTAAAGCCATTTTCTGAGCGGATTGGTCCGCTGAATGTAGAGTTACCCATTGTGTTTTCCTCGTCTTGGGATAAGTCTGCCTAAGCAGTCGAGTAAAAGTAAAAAGGCGACCCCTAATGGAATCGCCTTTGGTTTAGCTTACGCCGCTGAACCGTCAGAACCGTAGATTGCTCTCCAGTCACTGAAGCCAAAGCTATATCGCTCGCGAGCTTTATAACGAATGTTTCCAGTTGTGAAGTCAGGTTCCATGCTTGTTTCCATCGCAGTACGCTGGAACATTTTCAAGCCTTCGCCGCTAGAGTTGACAGAGGTAAGGATGAAAAACGCATCGGGGTCAGTTAAGTAATGGTTAACAGTGTAACCTTGTGGTAAGACACCCGTATTGCGAATAGCATTGATGTCATTATCAGAAGTACCTGAACGCAATGTTGAATTCAAAATACGATCTGCCACGAAAGTTAACTGAGGCGGTACAACCAATTTCTCAGCGCGAACAGAGATTAATAAACCTTTGTCGTCTGTGAAAGTGCTGATGTCAATCAAAGCATCTTCCAAAGAAGCTTCGTTCAAATCAGCTAAGGTTGTTGGCTGGTTGCTTGCAGTGCCACCACCAGCTAATGGGTGGTTGTTAGCAATCAACGCCGCGCCGTCACCACCAGCAAAGTTTGTACCGTCAAACGCATTGTTTAAAACGTCTGCGCCTTTCACTTCTTTGGTGTTCGCCATTGAGCGAGCTAATGCTTTAGTGTAACGCTTACCAAGTGAATCATAGAGGTTGTCCTCTACAGCTTCGTCAGTTAATGCGAAAGCTAATGCAATAGTTTCTGCTGTGTAGCGAGCGGTGAAACCTTCTTTTGCGTTATCAAACTGAACGCCCTGACCTTCAGTTTTCACTGGGGCAGAACCGAAACCGCTGATAAGCACTTCTTCTTCAAAGGCACGGTTAGAGCTTTCGGTAACGAAAATCTCTTCGTACTCTTTTTCATACGAGTCGTAGCTGAGGCCAAACAGTGCGTTTAGACCGGGCTCTAACTCTTTTGCCAGTTGGGCTCGTGAAATAGCCATTATCTAAATCTCCTATTATACGCCGTCAGCACGAATGCCGTAGACATGGTTAGCGATAACACAAAGCACGTTAGTGTTCGTGGCAGTAGGGTCATCATTGTCGGGATCAAGCGAAATGTCGATTGCTTTTAAAGGCAATGCGGCAGTAGTCGCGGAGGTTGAATGATCAAGCTCAACGCCAGACTGACCAGTAAAAGTGCTACCAGTGCCAGCAGTTGTCTTAAAGTTACGAAACAGATCAACAATTGCGAACGCCGCGTCCGATTGAACTTCAAATACTACGTTAGGATCATCAATTACAAAAGCTTCTATGTCGCTCTGAACAGTGTTCGCTTTATAGAAGTTTTGGAATGTTTCCTTTTTGGTGTCGGGATCAGTAAAACGGCAACCGTTAAACACGCCAAGTACAACAGAACCACCGCTTGCGGCAGAAACGTCGTAACGAGCAATTGTACCGCTTGCCGTTTGAACAACTAAGTCACCCTGAAAGATTGAGGTGTCGTAATTCGAGGCAATTCGATAACGTGATTGACCACCGTTGTAAGGACCACCGCCGATCATACGGGTTGGCTTCAACCCAAATGGAGCGTTTTTATTAGCCATGCTAATTTCCTCTTAAGATAGTTAATTTACTTGCGACCAAAGGTCACTTGGCTATCTCGTTGGGGATCATACTTAACGTATCGACTGTCCTGTCTTGCATCATTGAACATGTTGTTGTCCAGTGAATTAGACTGCTCTTGAGTTTTCTGTCGGTAATACTCTTGTCGCTCTTGTACAGTTTCTACGGGCATTTTCGCCAACAATAAGCCTTCATTATAAACGACCCCTTCATGCCTTCCGTTACCATCCATCGTTGGAAGTTGAAAGTCAGCAGGAAGATCTGATCCCCTTACTAATTCCCAACCTTCTCGAATTCGGCGTGAAACATTACTTCTGTCTTCACTGCCCATCATCGATTCACGAATCCATCGGTACTTATAACCCTCTGGAGCGGGTGGTACTTCTAGCTTGCGAACTGGTCGCCACGGTTTTCTGCGAGCCTTATTATCGTGCGCCTCACTTTCACGCGAAGAACGATTGCCTGCTTTCACTTTAGTGTCTGTCATTATCTTACTCCTTGGTTAAGCTTTTTCTGCTTCTCTTGAGCCACTCGTTGGAGCCATTGTTGCTCCGACATGTTATGAGGCTTGAGTCCACGAAGTCTTTCAAGTTCAGACTGTGAAAAATGCACATCGCCCTTTTTGGTGCCTCGTGTTTGTTGCCTTCCCGTATGCTGGGTAGATGCAACCCTTTGCACGGCGGGTTGCTGTCTGTTTACCTCGGCAGAGGACACGCTCGGTCTGTACGTTTGAGCGGATTTTGTATGAGGATATGCTCTTTCGACACGGGAGTCAAGAGCCTCATAATATTCATCGCTATCAGCCTCATATCCCTCATTAATTAAATTGTAATGAGTGTAGTAGGCAAATTGAGTGGCTTCGATATTCTGTGGATCAGAATCATCGCCGTACCACTGATTTTGTTCATGCCAACCTTCAGCTTCGGCAGTAGGCTCAATATCTTCGTCATCATCATCGTCGTCGCTGATATCTTCCCACTCACCTTCATCATATTGCTGTTGCATTCCCTGCTGTTGCATTTGTTGCTGATACATCATTTGCTGTTGAGCTTCAGCATCCTGTCTTTGCGCGGCAACTCGCACTTTTTCTTTCTGTATAGATAGATCATTTTTTAAGCTGGTAGCTTTTGCCATTAGATCGGCATCATTACTTTCTACGGCTTTTTTGTAAATATCATCGACCTGAGCTTCTTTAGCCTGTAGTGCCTCAGCTTCTTTTTGAAGCATGCTGTTGCCCATTTGCTGGGTATATTGACGATATTGCTGTAGCTCTTGCTCTTTTTGCAACGCTAACTGCTCAAGCTGTTGGGCTCTTGCTTCAGCTTGACGGTTTTTTTCGTTTAGCTTATTTATCCGCCGAGAAACACCTTTTGTATAACTTTCAAGCTCATCATCTTGGGATGCGTCTGGCGCGTTGCCCTCTGCATCGTAGTTATCAGCCACAACATTTATGTTAATTTCCTCGTCAGGAGCGACCTGACCTTGTTCTGCTTTATTCTCAATCATGCGAAACTCACTATATCGTCTGGGTTAATAATAGTACCGATTACCTCATCATCATTGATGATTCTTACCTCAGCGCCATCTTCAAGCTTGAATCGTGCGCCAGAGTATCTACCAATAAGCACCCACTGCTTTTCCTCGCACCAATGCTTATCGCCAAATTTTTCTTTATCGCCATAACATAGCGGACCTTTTTTAACGACATAAGCCACGACTGTGGCTAGCGCTTCACGATCCATTGTTTCTTTTGTGAGCAGTATTCCTGATTTTGTTTTTCGCTGTCCAGCGTAAGGCAATACCAACATGCGCCAACCCGTTGGGTTTGGCATTCGCTCAACAATACTCATGTCTAATAATTCTGGATTAAGGGTTCTGTCGTCCCCTTCTGTATAAGCTTGGTCAATACTTGATTTTTTTGTTGCTGTCAAAATTTGTTCTCCTTATAGAATTCCTGAATGGACATTTCTATAAAGTTTAACATTTCTAGCTGACCTTGCAAGTTTTTATAATGTTCCATATCTTTGAGCATCCCATCAGTCATAACTGTTGTTATATCCGCTCGCTTTTGTGAAATATCTTTTTTCAAAGAATCAAGTAAACTCAAATCACTCATTGGTTTCGCTCATGATAGTCTAGACCTTGGGTAGCCGCGCCAGTTCCTCTTGTACGCATGGTTACAGCACCGCCATCTTTATAGCCCTTTGCTGTTTTTAAAGAAATTGCAACAGCTTGTTTTTGGGGCTTGCCTTCTGCTCTCAAAGTCTTAATATTAGCGCTTATGGCTTTTTGGGTGTTACCTTTTTTAAGAGGCATCGCTGTCCTCACTCTCTTTTTGTGCTTTTGCTTTTGCTTTAGCCTTTGGTGTTGCTTTTGGCTCGGCTTTCGCATCTGGAGCTACAAAAGTTGGGTCGGTAACTTTTTCTTGAGAATTTTCAGTAACCATAGGCTTAGGATTGACAGATGAGCCATCTTTTTTTGCTTTAGCTAAAGCGGCCTCTGCTTCTCTGCGTAATTTTTTAAGTTTTCGCTTTTCTTCGCGAGCTTCTATTATGTAGCTGGTAGTCATTATTGACCTCCTAATTTTTGATTCAGCTCAATCATTTTTAAATCAGCCTGTTGTTGTAATCGATCCATTGCTACCCTGAGCTTATCGTCAGCAACGTCTTTTTGCATTGCAATCCTCTCTCTGGCTAATTGATCCTCTTGTGATTTTTCACGATCCCTTTGATCAATCTTTTCAGAAAACTCTTCGGACTGCTTATTCATTTCTTGCTCTCGCAAGGTTAACTCTTGCTGTCTGATGGCCACGAGCGGGTCAGGTTTATCGCCACTGTCTAAACTTGCCATCAAGGATTGAGATAACTCCGCCAGTATCGGAGCGGCAATATTATCTTTCTGAGTTTGTATGTCCTGCATTGCTTGTTGGAATTGCTCTGGGGGCATCTGTTCTTGCATGCCCTGTATCTGTTGTATTTGTTCCTGCATTTCTGGCGGTATCTGTTGCTCAGCCATTTGTTGAGCCATAAACTGCAAGTGTTGCATTATGTGTGCAATGATATTTGCTTGTATAGGTGGATTTTCTTTAACGACGTCTAACGTAAAAAGCAACCTATGTGTTTCAATGTGTGAGCGATGATCTTGATCTGGAAACGCTTGCTGTGGCTGACCCATCAAAAGACCGCCGTTTTCATCCCCAGCCTGCATTGGTGGTGGTGGGGGTGGCGGCTCTGGCGGAGGTGTTAATAAGCTATTCACATCGTCAACGCCCAAGGCCGCGTACATTCTGCGGTAAGCCTCGTATGTACCGTTCGGGCCGTGTATTTCTGGGTTCGACTGAACCATTTGCAAAAGTTCTTGCGCCATGGTTATACGCTGGCTTTGACTAAATATATTGGGGTCTGATACTGGTATGATCGATACTGTGTTAGAAAAATCTTGCGCCTTTATATTTTGCTCACCGCTACCAGATTGATATGGATATTCTGGAGGCAAGAACTCTGCAAAAACTTTTGCTAACAATTCAAATTCAACGCGCTGTGAGTAGTGCAATCTTTTATGTATTGCCGACATTACTTTGGTGCCACGCTCTAACAAAGCAACCGTAGTACCGACAGGCATAGCTTGATTCATATCGCCAAGGTTCATATCGCCAATTGATGCAAAGCGTTTTCCTGCGTCCACCAACAATCCAAGCAAAGACATTAATACATTGCTTGGCTCTTTGATTGGAAGCGGTATAAGATTTTCTTTTAGACTTGCACCCGTAGTGTCAATGTCTCTGAATTCTCCGGGCTGTATTGGTGAGTCTTCATCTCGAATACGCATGCCGCGAGCTTTGAACCCAGCAGGTAAATTTGACAAAGTTCCAGCGTCGATTAGCTGTCGCAAAATAGATGTGCTTGCTTTTGCTAGACCGCCTATCATGTGGCTTAGTCCAAGGCCGTAAAATCCAAGGCCCGGTAAAAATTTATACTGTACAAAATAATTTATTTTATTTTTTGCGGGATCTTGCTCGTAATAGTTTCTTTTGATAGATAGTATTTTTCTACTACTTTCGTCAATCGTTACAATGTAAGGTAGCTTCAATCCTGTGGGTTCGCCATCCTCGCCAATATCCTCAAAGCCTTCTAAATCTAGTATGGTGTGAACCTCGTACACAAGATTTTCTCTATCTTCTGTGTAGCTTGCCTTCAAACCTTCGATAGAGTCTATTTCTTCTGATATTTCATCGCCCCCAACAGACGCGGAGCCGTTAGATAAGTCTACGTCACTGTAAAAACCATTGAGCTGTTGTTTCTTTATTTCGTTTTTTGACATACGCAAAACGTGAGTAATCCGCTCAGCCGTTTCTATGTCTGTGGCTTCATAAGGTACAATCAAATCTTCAGGGGCAATAAATTTGCTTTTTGCTTTATTTTCTGCCGTTTCAAAATATACTTTTTTAAATGCTGACCCAGCCAGAGGTAAGTAAAACAAAAGCATGTCCAGCTCAGGGTCATACTCGCGCATTACGTTTAAGATGTACCAGTTCATAAACTCTTCAACACGCTGAGCTTGCTCTTCAACCTGCGCCGACCGAGCTCCAACAACTTCTGTTTTGACTGGCCCCTTGGCTGGTAAAAGTTCTTTGTAGGCTTGAGCCTGAAATTGGGTTACTGCCTCAGCCAATATTGGGTGTATAACACCTGAGCTACCTTGAAAAGGCACAGATCGAGATTCTTCAAACTTCATGCCCAAATACTTAAGGCCATCAGTATAGGTTTCTTCCCACTCTTGGCGCGATGATTTGTCGCCGTCTATTGACGAAAGAATGCTAATTGACAATGACAACAGCGTCGCATCGTCTAAAAATTCAGCTAGATTGTCATTAAACTGCGCTTCTATTTGCTCTGGTTCTTCTAACTCTTCACTATCAGTTAATATTTCACCGTCGCGAATAATAATTTCTGCGGCGTTGCGAATTTGATCTTCCTGACTTGGCTCAACTGGCACAACCATAATTGCGCTGTCATCTCGGATAAGTGGATCTATGTCTTCAACTCTTTCGATTGCCATTAGTAGTACACCGCTCTATTTTTATTCAGAGGTTTAATTTCTTCTGCGTAATCATCTTTTAGCGACAAAAAGCCGCCCTGTCTAAATCTCATAAGTGCCATTGTTCCGCTGTCGCAATAATCATCATTGTCACCAAATGGAAAAGATGCCATTTCTTCGATGACCTCATGAGAAAAATCTTTATCGGGAGCCCATACCATACCAGACTCGAAAATAGGTGCAACACTGTTCATGCGAGCAATTTTATCTTGTCCGCGTGAAGGTGTATACGCCTGCACTGGTATACCCATCCTCCTTAATTCTTGCGTTAAGGGCGTCCCGCTTGCCTTTGCTTCTATCAGAACGCAATCAGGGTTCCAGTATTTATACTCTTCCTGAGCTAATTTTTTTAGCTCTGGAAAGTCAAGTCTAACCCTTTTGGCGTCCAAAAGCATAATTTGCTCTGCCTCTTCCCCTTCTGGTATAAATATTGCCCAAGTCGTAATCGCGCTGTAGTCGGCAGTTTCTTTCTTGGAAAATGCAGTATCATAGCTTTGAATGACATATGTGTAAGCAGGCACATAGTCTCGCTCCCACATTCGCCACCATTCACGCTTCACAATAGATCCTGCTTCAGCGGTTGGATTCTGCAACCACTGGGCGTTCCATTTGCTAATTGGTAGCGATGCCTTAACAGATAAAAGCTCTTCTTTTTTCCAAAATTCTGGCCAGAGTGGCGTTTCTGATTCTGGCATAATTGCAGGAAACTCAACCACCTCCCACTGATCAGCGTGTTCTTCAGATTGATTTTTTAGAACCTTTCCGACCAAGTCTTTAGTTGACCACCTAGTCATTACAACCACTATAATCCCATTTGGCTGTAACCTTTGTCGTGGCCCAGATGTATACCACTCGTATGCAGATTCCATAGCTGTCGGGGAGAGTGCATCTTGCTCTGAGTGTGGGTCATCGATGATCAACAGGTCAGCGCCACGGCCTGTAATTGCGCCACCAACACCAGCATAGAAGGCTTCACCCTCTTGGTTTGTCGTCCAGCGGCCTGCTGATTTGTTGTCGGCCTGTAGTTGTAAATCTGGAAATATATGCTGATAATCTTCACCGTCGATAATATTTCTGACCTTTCGGCCAAACCGCACGGCTAGTTCTGCGGTGTGGGTGGTCTGAATTATTTTCAGGTCACCCCTGAGCCCCATCATCCAAGCGGGGAAAAAAGTAGACGCAAATTCTGATTTTGAATGTCGAGGGGGCAAACATACAATTAACCGCTTCAATTTACCTTGAGCAATTCTGTTGAATTTATCACCAATAATCTTGTGATGTCTGCCTTCGATAAAGTCTGGCCAGAGGTGCTTTACAAACGTAATGAAGTCAGCCTGACAAGACTCTTGCTTTTCCATCTGCTCGTATCTGCTGAGCAGGGCTAATGCTTCGGCTTTTTCTTGATCGTTGAGGATGTCAAAATCTTTCGCTGAAAGGTTAGACATGCTCCCATGCTTCCCCTTTAAACAACAAGGATTCTGCTTCGCGACGCCGAACAAGCCCTTCAAGAACTTTTCCGCCCGCTTTGTTCCAGCGCTTTATTTGGTAGGGTACGTCGTCAAACTCGTTCGTGTTGAGTCTTTTCAAAAGCGTCGATGTGCTTAAGTTTGTTGGCCCTAGATTGTAAGTCCACGCCACCAAGGCGTCGAACTGGCACTGCTTTAACTCAGGATCAACCATGTCGTTCACATACTTTTCAAACTTTTCTAAGTCTTCTTTAAGTAATTGCTCAGCGCATTCTTGGCTTATTTCTTGTCCTTCAGCAACGTCAGAGCCTGTATGCCCATAGCCAATGGTAAGCACGCCGCCTGAGCAGACGTATGGCGCCAACTTACACCCCTCAAACTTTTTAATCAGCTCAATGCCTTCTTGAGATGTTTTCATTTTTCGTCCTTACTATGAGAACTGCCGTAATAAAATGAGGCAATACCGCTCAGCAGGCCACCCATGTAACCAAGGACCAAATTTATTACAGCCTCAGAATTTTGTGAGGGCTCTTGTATCGTGACAAGAAAAATGTACCCGACAAAGGCTAGTAAAGAAATAATTGCAAAGACTTTTGGTGTCCAATCGCCCTTGTGCGCCTGCCGCGCTCGTTCTGTGTCTTCCGCCTCAATAGAAAAAATATCGACGTCCAATTTCTTCATTTCTGCTTCAAACGATAATTCTGCTTTTTTAATTTCTGCCAATTGCTCGGGCGTAGCGCTCGACATAGCCGTAGATATAGACTTGGCGTCAGGTTTACATCCCAAAACCGCTGAGATGGCATTGGCCGCAGTGCCGCCTAAAGGTCCTGCCAGTGCTGTGCCTAGTGTGGGTGCGACTGCACCGATAATGCCTTTGAGTGCGCCTAGCTTCATTCTTCTGCCTCACTATCTTCGTCTACGGCCTGTATAGAGTTTCGTAAAGCTTGCTCACGCCACTCAAGGGCAACACGAGCATCAACAAGATCCTCTTCCGCCTCAATACAGTGGTTTTGTATATCAATGACTTTTTTTCTTAATTTCAATACTTGGACGTAATGAATTTTGCACGAGTTTGATAGGTCTTCAACCTTGTACTCAACAT